ATAGATTAAACCTTCAGCAACTCCCCATTCACCATCACAAACGATTCTCGCACGCCTTGGATTTGTGTGATACAAGTCCTCATAACGCTTAATATCGACTTCATCAAGCCACTCATTGCATTTGTAAGTGGTTGTAGTAGCGAATGTGTCAGCCCGTCTCGTCTCTTCATCGAAGAATACACGCTTGAGCCAATGCCTCTCATTCCACGGGTTAAATGTGACTGTGATTTGTTTAAAGAAATCAGGTACATCTAAGCTACCACGGATAGACTCAACAACCGTGCTGAACTTGTCTTCAGTCTCAATTTGATATGCTTCCTCGAACCATGCCCAACAAAGACTGCCGACATCGACCGTGATAGATGTGATTTTGAGTTCATCATCCAAACCACGGAATAGGATTTTTTGACCAGTCGCTTTTATGGTTATTTCAGGCAAAGACTCATTGAATTTGAATTTATGAGCGACCTTTAACTGATTAGCAGCCCACTTAAAATCCGTATAAGTCGATTGCTTGTTCGTATTCGAATATCTACGAATGACAAGCAAGTTAGCCCAAGTATATTTCAAAAGACGGATAACATAATTCAAAGCGGTTGTCTTGGACTTCTTCGAACCACGGGACCCTTTTACAACACGATAAAGATTTCTTGAGCGCCAGAACTGTCCGTACCCAGCTCCTACTGTCTTAGGTAAGTCAACGACAATATCGTTTTGCTTAATCTGGTATGTCTGACTCATTTGCAAACACCACCGTTCCAGAAACGTCTGCCTCTACTTTGTCTGTCCAAAGCCTATGACGTTTTCCTAATAGTTCGGCTGCCTTGATTCTGTCTTTTGCTCCAACATCAATATCCGTAATCGTTTGACCCAATTCTCCGATGCTTATCAAAGTCTGTTCTTGCGTCTCTCCTCGCATTACCGAGGTTAGATAACTAAGGACTTCTTGCTGGTCTGCGATTTTTTCAGAATCAAGCTGTTTCAACCGTTCATCTATATAACTTTTAATCTTAGGATTCTTTAGTAACTTATGTCCTTCAACGCCTGCCACTCTATCACTAGAAACACGATAACCTGCTTTCTTATAGGCTTCCGTCGCATTACCTGAGATGATGTACTCATCTGCAAATCTCTTTTGTTTTATTCTCAATCCACTCAATTTTCCATCACCACCCTTCGAATAATCAAAAAAAGCCACACGATGTGCGACCTTCTTGCAAGGCGACTACAACCTTGCGTGCGTATTAAATTTTGACTTCTTTTTTATTTTTTGTAGTCTTTACAACCTCTGAGGGAATCAAACCCTCTAGCTTATAACTTATCCGGAATATAATTAGCTACGCAATCATGCGAGGTCCAGTCGCTACTGCAACCATTTTTAAGTTAATGAGTGATATATGAATGCTAAGCCTGTTGCCTACCCCATTCTGGGACACAAACACTCAAAGGAGAGGGGAGGACTTGAACCTCCAAGGCCATTACAGCCCCCTGACATTACAGGTAACCATCTACCAATTCTGAGACCTCTCTTTTCAATTCTTGATACTACCATTTTAACAGATTTTAGACTTCATGCCTGTACAGTTACTATCATTTACTATCAATTCTGAAATAATAATATCAAGCTCCTTTACTGCCTGTTTCTTCAAACGATAGTAAGTAGGAGAACTTATGCCCCTCATGCTGTCACAGATGTCATCAACGTACATCTTATTGATGTAAGTCATTCTCAAAATAGTTCTATGTTTTGGATTTTTAAGCCTATTGATCATCCTACCTAGTTGGAGCTTTCTGTTGATAACCTCTTTAGTATCCTGTTCTATAGCCTCTTTCATCACGACAAGCTGAGTATAGACATCATCAACTTTTCTAGCTTGACCACCTTGGACTTTGACGTCAATCCACTTGGGGCTTGAGAGCAAACCTGCCTCAAGCTCGTTAATTTCGTCTATACGGCTTTGGATGTCCATGTCCAGATCCTGCAACTCTTTCAAGAGCTCTTTAGCCTTGTTCACTCTCTATCTCCTTTGTGATATAATAATATTGTTTGAAATTATTGCTGAGGTAGAGAGTGCCTTGGCTTTTTTTAATGCTTAAATTCGTTGACCAGGTCCCGGATAAAGAACTTCCAATCAGATTCTCTAAACGTCAAGAAACGATCTGTAGTAAAATTTCTAAGTCTTTTATAGAAAAGCATCTTTAGTTGGATTGACTCACCAACACTCAGTAAAATACCGGGGAAGCGATGTACTGAATGCACTCTATTTCCGTATCCAGAAATATCTAAATGTATTAACGTTTCTGGATATATGCGCCCCATACTAGCTTCAACTCCGAACTCAACCTTAACTTCTTCTACAATTGGAACTTCGTTAAAAATTGGTCGTGCAGAAAATATTGGCGACGAGACTTTTTGCCTTTTTCTTCTTCCTGAATATGGATATTTACAAGGTCTCATTTGCGTCCTCCAAAAGCTCCTTGTTTTCATAGACGTTGCCGATGATTTTCTCATATCCGGTCCACGCATATCCTTCACTCAATCCTTTTAGATAAACTGCAGGCATGCCACCTATGAATGTACCACCGTATTCTTTTTCTAAATACACTTCATGGAGACATCCTCTTGTACATTTAACGATGTCACCGACGAACACTTCCTTGCCATTTCTGTCAAACAATCCTGTTGATTGCATGAGTTCGATTTCGTCAGGATAAGCTGTAATGTAATCATTCATTAAAGCATCGTTTAACTCAAATTCTTCAATCTCGCTATCCTGAAAAAACATACATTTGACTGACATCAGTCTACCTAATTCATAATGCCACACTCTAAATTTCGGTATCATGCCAAATCCTCCTCTTTGACGAAAGCACCATCAATCCAACGACCCTACCGTTTTCTAAATCACGGTCAATAAACCATTGTTTGACTTTCTCTATTGTGTTCATGATAACTCCTATCTCTTCGTTAATTTTGGTAAAATCTCATTCACGATGAATATATAATTAGGTGCAAGAGTTGCTTTTAAAACAATTGCAATAACTAATGTTATCAAGCTTGCGCTTGATGAAATGCAACTAATTTTTAGTGGTATTTTTAAGTCCTTTCTTTTCCGTTCAATGCGTTCTAATTTAATTTCTTCCTCGGTTTTTCCTGTACGTATATCATAGGAATAAACAAAACCACCATCGTATGTAAAATATATGAGAGTTAAAACTGCTAAAACTACTGCAGAAACACTAAATATTACAATTGACATGATTTGAAAAAGACTGAAGAGATCATAAAACATCTTTTCTTTAACGAACATTTCATAAATCTGTGGTGCATTCCCTTTAAATGTTGTAAGCAAAGAACTTACTTCATCAACAGTCATATTTAGCATTTTTGCTAAAGCTTGTAAAATATCATCCATTAGAGTAACACCTCATCCCCAACTTTCACTTTCTCATACACGTCCTTCGTAACTACGAAAATCCCATAGTCTCTGATAGTTACTGTATACAACTTCCCATGCCGTCCTTTTTCAACGACACGCCCGAATATCTCAGCGCCAGCGTTATCAGCTTTATAGACAACCATCGGCTTTTTCTCTTCCAAATCTCGAATCCTGTCCATATGCCAGATGTTCAATCCGGCAGAGACAAGAATCCAGATAGCTATGAATCGTCTCATATTACCACCTCATATATAAATATTTCGTATCAATATCTTGTTCTAAAATACACTCTTTCAGTGACTTTAAAACCTCCAATGCAACGCTAACTGTTCCCCATCTATTTTCAGGTTCATACTGCACATACTTTTCAGGGTACCGTTCTAGTTCAGAGATACCGCGTTGAATGTTATCTAAAACATCAGCGATGTTGTACGTAGTGTCTTGATCAAAATCCCAGTTCATAGCAACTCTAAACATTCTTCCAAGATTGTAGGTCGGAGAACTATATTTAGGTTCAGCGATACAAATATAATCTCCACTCTCTATTTTTACTAATATTTCCAAATCATAACTCATCTACCTGATTCCTCCGCATTATACTGCAACCATACTAAGCATTCATATAGATCCCTTGCTTGCCTTTTGATGTTGCTTAATGATAGACTGCTCAATTTATCATCATTTTGTAAGACTTCTATCTTGAAATTTGAAATAGCAGCAGTCAATTCTTTTTCTTTTTTTAAATTTTCACTACATGACATCACTCCACCCCCTCAAAGTAACTATGAAATTTACTTAAATTGACAATAGCGACCTCTTCAACAGAATGCTTTCCGATGTCAAAGTCTGGATCATTCTTCCCAAACTCTTTTTCTATAGCTTTTTCAGCCAGAAAAGGCAAATCGAATATACTTGCCCCATTTCTTAAAGCGAGCGCTTGACCGTATTTGTTCACTATTCGATACCCTATATCAAACGGTCTGATTTCCCTTGGGACTTTTATGCATTTACTTTGATTCTTCATTCCTTCTTCAAGTGTTTGTGTCATCACTCCACCTCCTCAATCTCAATTCCTTCACAATCAAACACCCAGCCGAAGTTTGCGTCTTCTAGTTCTTTACGAGTGTGGGAATATATAACATCGTCTAAAATAAAGCTTTTTGTAAAGAAATACCTTTTCAAAAGTTCTCCATAAACCAACATATTTTCTTTAATATTCCCTTTAATCTTAACAAAATACCGCTTCTCTTTTTCGACCTCGTAGCCGTTAAGCCAAGCAAGACAGAATTTTTCGATGTTATTTTCGTAAAACCAATCAGGAACTTTCTTATCATAATGATCTTCAATTACTCTCATTGCACCGTAAACATGAAAATTGTTTTTCTTTTTAAATTCTATATATTCCGCCACACACTGCGGAACTTTGACTGGTTGCAGTTCGTCTAGTTGTTCAAAGATTTCTTTTACATCCTTCCACCAAACTGCATAACCTTGAAAATTCCCAATTATTGTTCTTCGTTCCTCTAATTTTTTAATCAATTCCTGCTTATTCATCTTAGTTTCCTCTATAAATCAAATAAACTGCAATAACTACCTGAGCCATGCTTGGCGAATAGCCAACCCAATCATCAAACTCCTTAGATTTTGGCAACCAACCCTTAGTAGCTCCCAAATCATAGTCGGTAGGCTTTTCATCAGCGAAGATGCATTCCATCGCTCCCATAAACGTCATACCATCTTCTGCCATTTCCCAAAAATAGTCCGCCCGGTCTTTCACTGCTTGTGGTAAATCTTGCTTGGGAGGTTGCGGCTTCCCGTCTTCTACCGTCCAGTTGTATACTTCATTAACTTTTTGCTTTAACTCTTCCATCATCTTCCAACTCCTCCGCTTTCCGTCTTAATTCTCATATCAGCCTCCTAAGCATGGACTACTGGGAAATGAATATCACCAATCACTAGAGAGCCCACGCTATAATAATAGCCATTATGTTCTGCCTCACAGTTAGCGATAGCTACAGGATTTTGATTGTGGAAGATGGTTACTTTGTTTTTATAACCCGCTCCCCAATGGTCAGGGATTTCTTCCTGTTCTCCAATTTCAACATTAGTGATTACAGCGTCAAGTGAAACATTTTGAAACTCCCCACCTGCTGAGGCACAGCAATCACTTTCAGACATTTCAATAGTGACTTTTGTCCCATCTTCAAGTAGTAAAAAATCTTTATCCCATTCCACGATACGCTTATAGAGCAACAGCTCTTTTAGTTCTTCTAATGTTCCGTATCTTGCATTTCCCCAATCGGGTTCATAATAGTCTGGTAGTTCGATAGTTTTTGTCATCTTAATTTCCTCATTTCTTCAAATACTCAGTCATAATCTCGCCTCATGCGTTCCATTCCATGACCTCCACCTCTACCTCTATGCGAGGGTTTAAGCTGTAGAACTTGCCTACATCATGCAGAGCTATCTGACCGTCGTCTTGGAATACGATCCCTGACATACTGTCATATAGGGCTTTTTCGTAGTTGTCAATGTCAGGCTTTTTGCCTACTGGGATGATTTCATCTAGGAGGGCCTGCTGGTTCTTCTTGACCTTGGAAATGTACTGAGGAGGTTTGATGTAAAATCTAACCTTTGCCCTCAGTGCTCCCTCAAGAATAGGCTGCCCCATGTACTGATTAGCAATCAGCAACTGGCAGTTATTGCGCCAGGATTTCATGTCCTTGTCTTCGTAAGTAGTGGTAAAATTCCCACGCCTCGCAAATCGCGGCCGTGATTGAGGTTTAGGCTCAATGTTTAGGGTTAATTTCATTCAAGAGCCCCCTTAAATCCTGCCATCTCAAAGAGATTTTTTCTGTTTTCGTTTACGAACTCAAAGAATTTTTTAACCTCTTGTAGCGTCTTGATGTTGCTCTTGACTCGTGTTAATGAAGTGAAAAATACATCATTTTTGGGAATTGCCTTAGCTTTACACTTGTAGACCGGTTCAAAAAGGTCACCATTGTCATCTAGTGTAGGAGCCGTGTCTTTGTTATCAAAGCTAATGCTCATATCATAGTTTAGAGTCGTAACGACCTCTATTTTTTGTTTCTCAATGATGATAGCAATACGTTCTGTCACATTGATTTTACTTGCCATGTTCTTTCTCCTGTTAAAAAAGTGTCGTTTGCAAAGGGTACACATCTTCAAACGGTACTCCAAGTCTTAGACAGTCTCGTTTGATGTCCAGTGTAGAGATGACGTACTTGACGCCGTTGTTTTTCTTGTCATAGTGTGGAAAAGTGTACCCGTCATTTTCAATTTTGGTTTTAATGTCCGTTTTGGTTTCAGGTTTCCAATCCACCCAATCCGTCCACTCCATTCTTGTCCTCCTCAAACTTTACAAACGTTAGCCAGTGTGTGGTGCCTCTTTGCTGACCAAATAAGGGCTTGAATGGTATCACCTCTAGTAATTTCTTTACATTTATCTGACGGTCAGACCATTTAAAGACTAGTGTGCCGCCAACTTTTAGAACTCTCAGACATTCTTCAAAACCCTTGGCCAAATCTTCCGACCAGGTAACTTTGTCCAGCTGTCCATACTGAGCTTTCATTATCGAATTAGGTCCAGCCCATTTTAGATGTGGTGGATCAAACACAACTAGATTAAATGTGTTGTCTTCAAAAGGCATGTCACGAAAATCACCGATAATATCAGGGTCTACATTGACCTTTTTGTCATGTATCTCAAATGTTTCTTGCCTAATGTCCATAAAAATTGTGTGACTTTCGTTTTTATCAAACCAAAACATACGACTGCCACAGCAAGCGTCAAGAATTTTAATTTTTGACATATATACCTCCTAAAACGGCAAACCGTCATTTGGGAGGTCAAAGGGGTTAGGATCGGTAAAAGGTGAGCTATTCCCATTTTGGAAACTGTTGCCTTGTCCGTGCTGACTGTTGCGACTCTCTAGCAGAACTACACTCTCAGCGATTACCTCAGTCACATATCGACGCTGACCGCCTTTCTCGTAAGATCTAACTTGTATGCGTCCAATGAGCCCAATAAGAGAGCCCTTGCTGCAATACTGAGCAATGATGTCAGCTGTACCTCTCCACGCTTGGAAATTGATAAAATCAGCCTCACGGTCTCCATTTTCATTTTTGAAATTGCGATTGACTGCAAGCGTGCCCTGCAAGCTAGATACATTGTTAGGCGTTTTTCGTAGATCAGGAGGCGCTACAAGCCTCCCAACCAGTGTAACGTTGTTAATCATCTAATCCATCCCTTCGTACAAGCTTTTTCCAAGTTGTTCCTCAAAATCTTTTTCATCTTCGGGGTCTAATGCAGCCAACTCTGTGACAACTCTTATTTTCGTTTCTCTACACGGCTGATAACCGTATTTGGCATATCTCAACATCCTATTAAATGTACTTATGGGATACGGCAAAGCATTATCAACAACTAAACGTTTTGTGTGCAAGTGCTCAAAGAAATCCTCATGAAATGTGACTTCAAAAACAGCCATATAATCATCTTCATCCAAATTGTCATAATTTTTGTAATAAGCAAACTTCGTTATTGTGAAATCAAAATTTGAAATAACTTGTTTTGGATTTCCGTATGTGTTTCTGATGAGCTCTAAACGAACTTTATCTTTTATAGAATATATAGACCAGCAATTTTTGTTTTCGTACGAAAATTTCCAGTCTTTTGGTTTCTCTTTTATAAGTTGTTTATAATATCTCTGAGCTTCGATAAAATCCTGGTTGTTTTCAAAGAATATGTCTAGGTCTTTAACTGGTTCGCCATTAAAAATATTCTTAAAGCAACCTCCAGCAATATATCCTTTATGGCCCACTAGAAATTTATCAAGCCACCAAAGTTGTCTATAATTAAGTAAATCACTCTTTCTAAAATTCATATTCCCCTCCTGGGTTGTGCCACCAGACCATGAGGTCATCCTGATTGTCTCTGATATACTGCTCAAATTCTTCAAATTGGAGGATTGCATGCTTTAAGCGCTGCATATCCTCCCCAGCTTTTGAGCAAAATCCACAGACTTTAAAAACAGGCTCAACCGTGTCAATAATTTCTACGACTTGGCCATTGAGGTTCCAGACGCTATCCTCTCCCACCTTAAAATCTAGGATAAACTCATCCCCTAGGTTGTGGATAACCTGCAATTTCTTGCCGTCCGAGTAGATGGCTACGCTGTCAGATATTTTTCTAATGTCCATGGTTACCTCCCCATTGACTCTGGAGAAATATCCAAGATTTTTCTATCTCCAATTTCCTTTTTTCGCCATACAGAGTCGCTAATAGGTCCTCTATTTTTCCTATTAACTCATCAGGCACCCCATATTCAGCCAATTCTTCTGAAATTTTTTCAATTTCTGTCATACTTACCACCCACATTGTTCATTTAGCTCAGCCTGAGTTAATGGATCGATACGTTGATAACCGCTGACTTGATAGTTCTTTTTAAAATCAAATCCGAGTTTACTTAGACCAGTCTTGAAACGGTCTTTTTCGGCTGTGTCTACAAAATACACCTCTAAAGTCATTTTTTGGGCATATCGTTTTAGGTCATTTTCAGCCCCTCTAAGAGCGTTAGGCTCATTTTGGAGGATTTGTCCACCGTCCAAGATTTTGCTCGTTTCTGGGTCAAAATTTGGGGTTTCCGTTGATTTTGGAGCCTGTTCTTGCTGTTTGGTTTGTTGGGCTGCTAAAAGCTCCTGATTAGATCGCTCTGCTCGTTCTTGAGCCTGTCTGAGTTCTTCCTTTTGCTTTTCAAACTCATAATCAGCTTTGATTTGTTCAAAGACTTCAGCAAGAGTCAAGTTTTTCAGCTGTCTAATGTAAGGTGAGTCAGTCATGCCATACTCAGCACATAACCCTGAAATAGCTGACTTAGCCTTTTCAAATTCTTGCTGTTTCTGAAACTCAAATGTGACCATGTCATCAAGTGACTTCATAGTGGCTTTTTTAAGCGTCACGCCATCTGCCATGAAATCGCCAGCCTTGACATACTCAAGGGCCTTTTCGTCAAAGAGACGAGGATCCAACATGTACTCAGCTGATTTGTTGGCTAGGTAACTCTTAACCGTATCTATTTTTAGTTGTCTTTGATGTTCTTCGATTTCCTTGATACCTTTGTCAAATTCACTAACTACGGTTGCAAATGGGTCAATAATTGACTTAGCATAACTATCCCATGTGTTAGCTGTCTCTGATAGTAAGTTTTTAGTGTCAATACGGATACGATTTTTAGACTCAATTAACTTGTTAAATTCAGCCCGCTTTGCCTTGTCGTCTTTGAGAGTTCCAGCTGTAGGAATATAGTCCTTGTACTTCTCAGTAGCCTCTATGAGGTCTTTTTCAAAAGACTCTCTAGTAAGTTCATCCGTTGTGATCATCTCATAGATTTTATTGATTTTCTTATCATCAATAACCTGTAATTCTTGCATGTTGTCCTCCTAATATTCAAGTTCACTGTCTAGCAACTCGCCCTGGATTGTTTCCTCGGTTTGAGCAGGTTCGGGATCTGCATGATTTGCCTCTTGCTCTTTGTTGAATTGCTCAATCTCGGCCATCTTGCGTGCCACGACATCCTCACGGCTCTCTTGAGGTGTGAGGTCTTTGATACGGTCAAATGTCTCTCCACCGTCGTCCTCTGTGTACATGTTACCCAAGTCCTCAGGGAAAGCCTCTCTAAGAGCATTTACTAGAGCCACTTTCCTGATCATGGTAGCTGGCATGGTGTTCCATGTACTTTGTTTCTTGTCATATTCCTCACGACTGACAACAATTTCCACAGGTACCTTGAAATTTTTGCGGTGCACTCTAGCCCATCCGCCTATCAGTGTATCTCCTGGGAGCATGATTGTCCCTTTGCGTTCGTGCACAACACCCTCACTGTCTACTACCACTACTCCAGCCTCAAAGCCCTCATAGTCTTTACATTGGGCGGCACGTTTCAAGAAAGCCTCTTTAGAGACAATCAAGCTAAACTCTTTGCCCCCATTACGGTTTGTGTAAGCTACAATGTAGACCTCGTTAGCAAATGGGTTAAGATTGCGACCTTTACACAAGGCTAGCGCCTGACCTACTTGTTTTTCAGTCAGTAGGTTTTGTGGGTCAAAATACTTTTTGATGTCTGCCCCGGTCAATAAACTTGGGTCAGTAGTGATGTTACGTTTTGTCTGTGTTGCTAATTGATTATTAGTCATTTTCTTCTCTTTTTCTTTTAGTAATTAAACATTGTCCCACAGTATCCAGCTTCTTCTAATGCTAATCGGTTCAAATAGTGTGACATATCGCTAATACTCATTTTTCTAACCATTTTCTCGGTTAGATAATCGCCATCAATTTCTTCTCTCATTGCTTCTCTAAGTTCTTGTTTCCATTTTTTGTAATATAATCGTTTTTTCATTTCTTTCTACCTTTCGTCTTCTTCAAATTCCAATTTTCACGCTCTAAATGCTCTCTATTCATAGGCTAACAATCTCCTACATAGATCCATTGACCAGCGCTGAAAATCCAATCAGCTGGGTCAAGTTCTTCTCGTTCTTCAGGCGGTTGCATTATATCTCTGTCGTAATCAAACATGCGCATACACCTTTCCAAGTTCCAGCACTCGTTTCACATATCTGGCCTTTGACGTTAGCCCAAGATCCAGCAATTCGTTTTTTTCTTCATGATTAGCCAAAAGCCAGACACGGTTTTCAAGTTCAATTCTAGTCATCTTCCTGCTCCACATCTTCAATTTTCACTTCGCTATTTAGACGTTTCATGGCTTCATCTACCGACTTGCCGTCTAAGACGTCCTTGATCATGTGGCTTACATCATAAAACGATTTAGCTATGGTTCTTCCTTTTTCGCTATCAGGAACCAAACCGAGGTCTTGCATAAGTAGGAATGCTACGCTTGCGTCGTGCATTTCTTTCTGAAGCTGTTTGATTTTTTTGATTGTTTTTAGTGCTTTAAACATATTGTTCTCCTTTTATTCTCCTACTTTCCAAATTCGGCAACGTGACTCAATTTCTGGTAGTTTTTCATTTTGATAAACCCAATCGTTACCATGAACACCTGATGCGATGTAAGATATAGATTTTAAGTAATCAATCGCTTCTTCTTTTGTTCCAAAAACTCTTGCAATATAGTCTTGGTGCCCCGTCGGTAAGAAATCACGTCCAATCAAACTGAAATCCTCGTTTCCAGTTTCAGTATTCTTGACATAAATCGATATAATGTACATCTACATTTCTCCTTGCAGTCTAGCCTTGATATCAAAGTTTTCTTTGTACTTGTAGGCAGCAAGCTCCTGCTTCAAGTCATGGTTTTCTTGCTCACGCATAAAACGACGTTTGCGCTCTTCGAGAAGGTCATTGCTAACCTCAATAGCAACCTCTCTCCAGTCAAGGTTGACTGATTTAAGAACTCCTTCAAGTCTGAGTTTTAATTTAGTAAGTAGTTTCATTAAGCTACATCCTCCTCGTTGTCGAGCATTTCATTTACAATTCCGTTCCAAATGTCATAAAAACGATGATTTTCTGGGATGATAATTGGTTCATCTGGTTCTAATTTTCGGCCGTAAGCATATACTGTGACTTTCATTTTATCTTCCTACTTTTTTAATTATCTTCATCTTGTTTAGGCAAACTAGGAATTGTTAACGACCCTTTTCTGTTGATAAAGTATTGAATTAAAGAAGGATGATCGTCACTCCATCTTCCGTTGTATAGCTCTAAAAAAGTTAATAGCAATTTTTTCTTTGCAAATCCTTCGATATCTTCTGATGTCAAATCTGATTTCTTCAATTGTGTCAACATTCTGTTTTCATCAAAAACTGATGTTGTATACAAAGTCCATAAAACAGATTGTAAAAATGGTTTGTTAGGCAGTTTTGTTTCGTTTAAAACGCGTTCGTAGAACTTACAAAATTCTCTTAACTGTTTTTCGTTTGAAAATACATAATCGCCTTTTTTTAATTTTTTGACTACGTGTGCTGCCGTACCATCACGTCTTCCTGAACCAGCTACGATTACCATCTTGTCACTAAGCAATTCGTTCTCGTCTAAAAATTTAGCTAATTTAACAAATTCAGGATCTCCCTCTAAAGCGAACGAATACACATAATCTTGTAATGCCCAGTTGACAGCTGATGTATTCATCGAAATTACTGTCTTGAAATTAGCGGTCGGATCAATTATGTAGCGCACTGGTTTTCTATGTTTTCTCAAGTAATAAAGACGATGTTGCCCGTCGATAACTTCCATTTTTTCATTTACCAAAATCGGCTGACGTTGTCCCTCAGAAAGTAGCTCCTCTTCCAATTTAGGATTTTCAGTTATTTTTCTATTACTAATTTTGCGAAACATATCATATTCAGTAGTTGTTAAAATTTCATTTGTATTTAAGTTCATATTCATGTTATAATCCTCTTGTAAAGTTTTTTAGTATGCGCCTGATTGCCGTCAGGTGCTTTTTGTTGTCTTCTAGACTGTCTTACTTTCCATTGCCCTGAGTTCTATCTCATGGCTGACTTGTTTCAATAGCTTCTCACACGCTATTTTAGCTTCTCTGTACGTTGTAGATTCGCTGATGAAGTAGTCAGCAAGTTCGATAATTTTATCTTCCATTCAACCTCCTATATCAGTCTCAAGACTGATGTAATATCCTCCTAAATTGCTATAATACTCTTGACTAGGACCTCTCACGTTTTAGTCAAAATTCCAATAGAAAGGAGGAGTTTTTATGAAATCCTTTAAAGATTTTCGAGAATCTTTAACAGCTGAAGATATGCAAGCTATCTCTGCTAAAGCTAATGAAGCTACTAAACAGATTGACCATACAGACGGATTGCAACTGGGGAAGGTCAGTGGTTTGACTTCTGTAATAACTACTATTGAGTTACTTGAGAAGTATCATGAATGGCTTCATAGCTAAGACGCTTAAATTCTTCTGAGTCTATCTGAAAATTGATANGCTTTTTTTGTAAACGCTCAAGAAAACTAGTGTTTCTTAAAAGTTTTTCAACTAACTCAGGGTCTGCCTTTACAAAGGTGGACTCTTTTTTCCCACTATACGGATATCGTCTTGGTCTCATTTCCTCACCTCCTTTGTATTTATTTTTTCTACCCTCTCTTTTATTTAGAGAAGTAGGACTGGTTGTCTTTTAATACTTGTTGTTAGTTAATATTTATTAGTGTAAAAAATTTGACATGAAAAAGTTTGACATGAAAAAAACTTACATCTCAAAAATTTAATCACTAATCGCTTTATCGAGTCGCTGTAACATGATATCAAACTGGAAATCAAAACAGGTTTCTTTCGTCATCTTGAAATCATGAATGCTGATTCGTGGTTTGTTGAACTTGCTCGCTCAATTTATCAAGATTTTGAGAAATCAATTTCAGATTCTCACTAATCGAGCGTGACTTTTTTTGATACGGCAATCTCAGAAATTTACCACCAGAGGTAACTACCTTAATGATTTTTTCGAGGTGGTCTTTTTCTTGTTTCAAGCTTTCAAGAACGCTTTCCATCTATGTGTTCCTCCTTCTTATTTTTTTGTTTCTAGTTATTTACGAAATTTTCGTATTTTTTCCCTAAAAAAATATCATCGAATTTCACATTGAAAAAAAACATGTATTTTTTCAATAGCTGATAACCGATATCAGAGCTATCTTTTTCTAATCTAGCAATTGTTTGACTTGAAACTTCAAATTTTTCTGCCAACTCTGCTTGAGTAAGTCCTTTGTTGATTCTCATAGCTTCTAAAGTCCACTGCACGTTCCTACCTCCTTTCTGTTAAAGTAGTTCTACTTCTTTTTTTGCGTCTTCTATAGAAATTAGGGTTGGGTTATCGAACCAATCTTTTTCTAAATAATACTTTTTCTCATGCTCAGACATATAAGCAATCAATGACTGAAAATGCTTTATGCGTTCATGAAGATGTTCTATATTTTCTTTCATCCATCCTCCTACTCCTTAAATTTTTCCAAATATATTTTTCGCTTGTATATTTCCAACATCAATCTTATTGATATTCAACATTAACTCAGGGTCTGCCTTTACGAAGGTGGACTCTTTTTTCCCACTATACGGATATCGTCTTGGTCTCATTTCCTCACCCCCTTTCAAATATGGTATAATCAAAATAAAACGATTGGAGAAATCTTATGATATTTCGAGTGAAAGTAAATTCTTCTGTTTCTAGGCCTGTAACCGTTGAAGACATTTGCCCAAATTGTAAAAAACCAACCAATCCAGATCTTGTGAACTCTTCTTATTTTTCTCTTGGAGAAAATAAAACAAGCTTAGTATTAACATGTAGATGCTTAGGTTGTAAGCACTTTTGGACAGAGGAGTTTATAGCTACAAGATTTTTAATCAATGACTATACCGAAAAATACGAAATTGAACATATCAAAGTAATCCCTAATCTTCCGAGCGATATACCTATATCTGACGATGTAGAGATAGTTTCTCCAATTGGTAAGCAAATCTATGTCCAAGCACTGAAAGCTGAACACGAACAACTAGACCACATTGCAGGTATTGGATACCGTAAGGCGCTTGAGTTCTTTGTTAAAGATTTCTCCATTGTTACAAATCCTGATGATGAAGATAAAATCATTAAAATGTCATTAAAACAAGTTATTGAAAAATATATCAAGGATGAAGACCTTAAAACATTTGCGCTTGCATCTGCTTATATCGGTAACGACGAAGGTCATTACTATAGAAATAATCCTGATAAAGGTTTTACAGACCTAAAGAACTACCTACACGGAGTTATTCACTACATGGAAATGAAACTCAATTTCCTTGATGCTCAAGAGCTTGTGAATCGTTCAAAGAAATCTTAGAATCTACTTCATCCAACTTCTCAGCTATATATGTCACAGTCCTCAATATCTCATTGAGGGCTGTTCTTTCTAGTTCGTTCATTTGCCTTACCTCCTTTTCCTTAAGCTTGATTTAATTATAATACGATTTTTTCGTATTGTCAATAGTTTTTATCAAAAAAATAGGATTTTTTCGTATTTTTGATTGTTTATCATTCAAAAATGATATATAATGTAATTATAAAAAATACGAGGTAATCGTAAATGGACGAAAAAAAACGAATGCAAATTATTGCTGAAAATATTACACACTTTAGAAAGCAACGTGGCATCACCCAAAAAGAGTTGGCTAAAGAAGTTGGAATTACAGCAAGTACTATGACAGACTATATGAAGTTAAGAAGCGCTCCTTCTTTTGGTGTTATCCAAAAACTGGCTGATTATTTCGGTGTTAAAAAATCAGATATAGATACTACTTTTAAAGAAGAATCCACCAACTCACTGCCAGACGCTCCAGATTCGCTCACACAGCAGATAATGGATAAGGTAGTGCAATTAACCCCACCCAATCAAAAAATCGTGCTACGGACCTCTGAGGAGCTTCTGGAGAGCCAAAACGAAGATAAACGAAGTATCGGAAGTTATCAGCTTGTACCAAGTTGAGGTTGTATCTGAGACGGCAGCAGCTTCTGGATTTAACTATGGATTTGGGTACGACGATACAGACAGAGAGACTATAGAGGTTGACGAGCGACCACCACGCCACGATATTGCGACCAAGGTCAGTGGAGACTCCATGCAACCCGACTACCAAGACGGAGACATTCTCTATTTAGTAGACAAAGGACTGACTACCTACAACGGAGATTTAGCAGTTATCGCATATGGAGACCGTTCTTACTTCAAGAAGATATATACCGAAAACGGACGCTTACGCCTAGTGTCACTCAATGACAAGTACGAAGACATCATCCTAGACTTCCCACCAGCCGAAGACACACACATCAAGATTTATGCAGTAGTCGGGGTGTATAGAGGGGAATAAAAAAATTATTTTTTAAAAATATTAAAAAACAGTTGACTTTTTTAAAAAAATCATTTAGAATGAATTCATTAGAGAAAAAGCGTCGGGATCTCTACGGGGACCGATACGGGGAAACTCCTTCATTCTAAATTAGAATGGGGGAGTTTTTTTGAAGCCATTTAAAACAATCGAGGAACAAATCGCAACACTAAAAATCAGAGGGTTATCCATTACAGATGAATCTAAAGCAGCTAAGTACCTGCTAAGTAACAATTACTACAATATTATCAATGGATACAGTAAGTTTTTTCAACACCCTGGTACTGACACTTATATTGACGGCGTCACATTTGACGAAGTTTCAAGTCTCTATACATTTGACAAAGATGTAAAACGAGCCATTTTGCAAGCTATTCTTGAAGCTGAACACCATATCAAGTCAATCACTGCTCACAGATTCGCCGAAGCTTACCCCAGTCAAAAATACGCTTATTTAAACACCAATTCTTATGCAGATAATAAAATATTAGACGTGGGATTTATTGTATCAAAACTATCCAAAATCATAAACACAAACAAGCGATACAGAGGAAATTCAATTCACCACTACGCACATACTCATTCAGATGTCCCAATCTGGGTACTAACTGATTATCTAGAGTTTGGAGATTTACGCACGATTATTGAAAACCTGCCTAATTCACTCCAAAATGAAATCGCACGGGATTTAGTAAGTTTTATAAGCACAAACATACCTGACTTTAACGATGTTTTCCCACCAGAAACCTTGATATCTTTTCTAAAAAATATTAACGAGGTACGAAACAAATGCGCTCACAATAATCGCTTATTAAACTTCAGATGCCGTTCTAATAGTACGTTTTGGGAAACGATTCATAACAAAGAGATCTTGATGGGAGATGACAGTAGAAAAACTGTATATTCAACAATTATTAGCCTTCAATGCTTTATTAGTAAAGCAGCATTCAACATTTTGTGGAATACTCTTAGAAAAAAAGTTATCAAACTAGAGAAAAAGCTGCCTTCTATAGACATCAATGTAATCAACCAGTCTTTAGGTTTTCCTAATGATTGGCACCGTAATGAACCAAAAGTATAAATTAAAACCAACTGTTTCCATTTTGGAAACAACTCAAAAAAGCCCCACGCTCAGAAGTTTGCAGACCGAGAGCGTGAGGCTAGTGGTAAGAAAAAAAGCATTAAAAAGCTCTTTTTCTTATACCCATTTTAACAAAAAAGTGAGGTAAACGCAATGTGGATGGAAGAACTTCCCAACGGAAAATACAAATTCTTTGAACGATACAAAGACCCGTATACCGAGAAATTAAAAAAAGTTTCAGTGACCATGGAGAAGAAAACTCCCCAGGCAAGAAATCAAGCTGCTATCTTGTTGCAAGAGAAGATAAATAAAAAACTTAGCACAAAACAAGTAGAAAGCATTACATTTGAAGAAATCTATAACCTTTTCTATAAATCATGGGCGCAAACAGTAAAGGAATCAACAAAACATAATTGTAAATCAGTTGATAAGAAGATGAAGGAAGTCATACCGTCCGATACCATACTTGCTAATCTTGACAGGCGTTTTCTTCAAGAGGCTATTGAAACAATTATTGAAAGCAACGGATATATTACAGCTAAAAAAGTACGGCATAGGCTCAGAGGTATCTTTAATTACGCTGTTCAATACTCTTACATTGAAAACAACGAGGTCGATTATACTACGATTCCTCAAAAACCAAAGACTTTAGAAGAACTGGAAAAAAAGCGTAACAACTTTCTCACCATGCAAGAAATAAAAGCACTTGTCGATGTCCTTAATCGTCGAGAATATCACCAAAAGTACGCTGATATGGTTCTTGTGCTGACATTAACTGGTATGAGATATGGTGAGTTAACTGCCTTACAACTGAAGAATATAGACTTCGAAAACAACAAAATTGAGATCACAGGTAATTTTGATTCAGTAAACAAAATCAAGACGCTACCAAAGACTACAAATTCAATACGGACAATCAAAGTATCAGAGAATGTCATAGAAGCTATTCAAAGACAAATAGTACGACTTAGCGAACGTTTCCAGCCATTGTCAAGCGATGATTATATTTTCTGTTTTGAAAAATGGAATCAACCTACAACAATAGCTTGCTTCATACAGATATTAAAAAAATATGGAAAACAGGCCAAAATAGAAAAAAACTTATCTAGCCATATTTTTAGGCATTCTCATATTTCGTTTTTAGCAGAGTCTGGCCTCCCAATAAAATCAATAATGGATCGAGTTGGGCACTCAAATGCAAAAATGACTTTGGAAATCTATTCTCATACTACTGAAGATATGGAGGATAAACTGGTCAATAAATTAGATACTATTTTTTAA